CAATATCAGCAGGAGTTTTTGGAATAAATGCACTTACAAAATCTGTTGAAGGAAATAATCCTTGAACATTAGATGCAATAGAACCTGATAATGGAGCTAAACTTCCGCCTACTCCAAGTAATCCTTGAGTGGCAACTGGTACTGCACCTTCAGCTATTGCAGCTGCGCTTAATTCTGGAATACTTCCAAATAAATATTGACTAAAAGATGGTGTGCTAGAATATAATGCTGCAGCTTCTGCGCCTGGAATATAACCTAATGATCCGGCAGCTGCTATATCAGCTCCTAATATTCCTGCTCCGCCTGCTTCTATTCCTGCTCCATAAAATAATTCCGGTGATAAATAAGGTGCTAAAAATACTCCGCCTATAATTGCAAGTTCTGGATTATCAACTACTGTTTCAACAACATCACCGACAACATCAGCAACACCGCCTACAACATCACCAGCTACATCTGCTACGCCACCGACTACATCACCGATAGCATCAACTACTCCACCCATATTATAATAATCCTAGTAATCCTAAACCAAGTCCACCTAAGCCACCGTATAAAGCTCCAGATCCTGCTGACATTCCACTAAATATACTTGGTAAAACTTGTGAACCTACTAATGCTCCACCTAATCCTAAAGTTAATGGATTAGATTGAGTTTGTGTATCTGTTATTCTAGTAGGCAATCCTGAAGCAATTGGAGTAACAAGACTTGCATATTGTTGTAATGCGTTAAATGGTGCTTGTTGATACTCTCTTTGTAATTGTTCTAATTGCTGACCAGTTGTAAATAAACTTGGAGTTCTTTGAGCAATATCTAATTGTCTTGCTCTTTCTTGTCCATATTCTTGGAAAGCATAAGGTAAAGCTCTTTGCGCTACAATGTCTGCAACTTGTTGTTGAGCTAATGGAGAAGTTGGAGTTCTTCCAGCTCCACTAAATTGTTGAGCAACTGTACTATATGCTTCTTGTCCAGCTCTTTGAATGAGTGGAGATAAAAATGGATTAGTATATTGACCAGCTAATGTTCCTGCTAATTGTTGTGCAGCTGCTGTTCCTAATGATTCTTGAATTCCTAAACCTGTTAATGTTTGTTCACTTGGAGCAACATAAGGAGATACACCTTGTTGATATAAATATCCTGCGTTTGCTAAAATTTGATTTAATGCTGGTTGAGCTGGAGCATAAGGAGTTACAGATTGTACTGTTGTTCCTGATCCGCCACCACCGCTTAAAAATGACATATTATTTTTCCTCTTTTTTTAAGTTTTTTTCTAACACTACATGGGTTCTGTAGTAATTATGTTTATCAAGAATCTTTTGCCAACCTGGTCTTGCAATTAATTCCATGCAATCGCATCCTTGATCTATAGCAAAATTCTCTATCTTTACAATTAAATTTTGCCATTGCTGTCTATTCTTACCTGTTACCATAGGTAAATGTAAGACTTTTTTTATGCTTCTTTGTATGATTTGAGATAAGACAACACCATTAAACTGTTCATCTATAGTATCTTTTTCTTGATCCCAAATAATCCAAAGTTGTAATTTACCTTGTTTTAGTAAATCTTTGTAATGGTCAGCATGATGATGACTGCCAGAATATATTAAAGCATTTCTAATATATTCTCTTACTAAAATCCAAACTTCGTCTATTTTTTCTGTAGGTATTCTAACAACATCCATTAGTAATAAACTTCTAACAAACTAATTATTCCGCTTATACCTGTTGTAGAAGATGTTTCAATCTTTAATAAATCACCTTGTTCTAAAACAATTGGCGCTTGTATTAAATTACAAATAGAAGTTCCGGAGAAACTAGCATAAGCAATTTGATAATCAGTAGAAGCTGAATTATCTCTTACATATACTTTTACTACTTTACTGCCAGACTCATTTGTTAATTGAATATTTTTTATTAAAGCTGTTTTCTCAACTGGTGTCGTATAAACAGTTACAGGTGTTGTAACCGTTGGATCATAAAAAGCGTTTTTATAAAGATTAGCCATTTTAATATTATGTTAAATCGTACCACTTAATTAAACCAGAAACATCTCCATTAGCAGCGCCTGGTCTTACAGCTAAAGTTAATGTATCTGATGTTCCAGAAATTGTTTGACCCAATTGATATGAAAATGCAAAAGCATCTCCACCAATACTAAACGGTGCAGTCTTACCACCTAAATATCCACCAGAAATTCTAGTTCCTGTTGAAGTTAAATCAACAGTTGTTAAATCGTATTCTGTATTATCATCAAAACTTGTATAACTAAAAGCACTTGATGGTGTTGCATTAACAAATAAACCCCATTCAAAATCTCCATTAGATACGTTTAATATATCTGCACCTGCTGGAATAATTACTGCGTATGGTCTTGATGTTTTAATTCTAACGGTTGCAATATTGTAATAAGTATTAGCAGTTGTAAGATTAACACCAGCATTTACATTCCCTGTGCCAATCATTTTCTGAATACCTTCTGGTGCATAACCACCTTCAGACATACAAGTTGAACAAATTTGTTGTAATGTATAAGTGCCTGCTGATAATGTTCCACTTCTTTCTATTTCATAACGAATAGGAAGATTAGCAGTTTGCATATAAACAGTTGTTAAACTGTTAGCATTATTAAAAGTATGAGCTGTTATAAATTTACCATCAATAACAAAACCTACTCTTACAGATCCAACACCTAGCCATTCAAAATCCATAAATAAGATATTGGATTTAGCAACATCTAATGTATATCCGCTTGCGCCAGTACCATCTAATTTATCACCGTTCCAAGATGATTGAGAAACTTCATTATCAGTAGAAGTTCCAGATGTGTAAGTTCTTCTTACTATCTTTAATGTTGTTCCATCTGCTGTAAAAAATATTCCGTTATTAGCATCAAATGCACCAACCTTTTGTTTAAGGTTAGCAGTTGCAGTATTCATTACAAATGTATTTAATATAAGTAATGATTTACCAGGTTGATAAGACATTACTCTTTTAGATTGTCTTATGGTTTTAGAACCTGATGCTTCAGTTACATTTAGATTAACTGTAGATTTGTTTTGTGTGTAAGTAACTGTGCCACCATTTGCTGTGGACTCATCAAATAAACTATTTTTAGAAAGAACGTTTTTGCTGTCAAATATTGTTAAAGGATTTGATACTCTTAATCTTCCAAAAGCATCATAAGCTGTTGAACCACTTCCACCCCCAATAGTGATAGGTGTAACATTTACATTAGAACAACAGCTCATGGTTTAAATTATTTATTTTTTTTTAAATCCCATTTTCATAAATCTATATGCTTTTGGTGTTATAGTAGATTTAGATTTTGGTCTTGATATGCCAAGTCTTTTACGTCTATTTATATTAGCGTATAAACCTTGTTTCTTTTTCATATTTATTTTTTGTTAAAAGTTTCTTCAACATCTTTATACCAATCTTTAATGAATTTAAAGTAATCATTGTAGAACTTTTCTACAGACTCTTTATATTCAGAATAAGATGGAACTTTGAATGGATTAAAGTTGAACATAGTATTCTCCTTAGTTAGTTAGAGAATGTATGTATGTTGCAACGCAACAAATTACAATACTATTTTAATTTTAATTTTATAGATTCAATAATATCGTTAACAACTGATTCATATTTCCATCCTAGAAATATTCCAATTGCTAATCCAATGATAAAAATAATCATTTTAATTTTTTGGTTTTACTGGAAACGCAACAGAATTAACTTGTTCAACTGTTGTTAAACCCTGTGTTAAATTTCTTAGTGCAGTTCTGTAGTTCATCCATTCAGATTTTTTAGCTGCTGTTAAAACGCTGTCAGCTAATACTGTATAGTCGCTTTCTTTTAATAGTGCATTTCGTTTGCTTCTTAAAGCAACCATAGCTCTATCAAATGCTCCAGCTAACCATGCTTGTTCTTCTGCTTGACGTTGAGCTATCTCAGCATCAGTAAGAACTATCTTAACACCATCTACTAGTTTATGATCTACCATATTTACTCCTTATAGTTTATTGTTTGTTTTAGTCAATTATTTAATTCTGCTTTAGCTTCATTAAGGAAAATACCTACCATTTTACTTAATGCCATACATAAGTATTGTACCATCATCTATGTTACCAGTATCAAATTTAAACTGTATTGCGTTTACAGCAGATGTTGTGTTTCCATAACCTGCAAAATATGAATTCCAAATATAATTGGAATCACTATCTGTACTAGATACTTTTGCAATAAAATGTTTAACGTATGTTGTAGAAGCTGGATTAAAAATAGTTAAATCACCACTAGCATTATTATCAGCTAAATTTCCAACTTTATATGCTAAATATTGAAATCCTGTTCCTTGTGCTAAATCAAAACTTGCATTATAACCTAAGCTACTATCAGTACCAGCTTCGTTATGTGTTGCAGAAAAAGCAGTTGTTGTTTTGGTTACATTGTAATTACTTCCACCATCTGTACTCATATTAAATGTAAATTCAGCACCATCAGTAGCTGGGTGAATATTAATAAAATAAAATTGATATTCCTTATAGGTGCTGTCTATTCCTGTTGTAAAGCTAATTGATGCAGAACTACTAGCAGTCTGTGAACTTATTAATACCATATTACCAGTTGATACTGCAGCATTGTAAGCAGTTACATTTGAAATGGAATTGTTATTCAATGAAGCTGGTAATAGAACACCGCTTGTAGTTATGTTGTTTGCAAAACTTCTTGTAATACTCCCCATTATTTAACTCCATATAGTTTAATTATACCATGAGCATAGCGAATTTGTTTATTAAGCGACATCATGACTTCTTTACCCCATACAGCTTAATAACACCATCATCTATATTACCACTACTAAATTTAAACTGAATGGCATTAATAGCACTTGTTGTGTTTGCGTACCCTGCAAAATAATTATCTCCAGCTTGTGCAGTTATATTAGTATTACTTATTCTACCTATAAAATGTTTAACATAGGTAGTTGAAGATGGATTAAATAAAGACATTTCTCCTGAATTATTATCATCAGAATCATTACCAGAATCAAAAAGAATTGTTTGAAATCCTGTGCTTTGTGCTAAATCTTCTGATGTATTGTAAGCAAGTGCAGTAGCACTATCATCTTCTCTATGTCTTGCTCTAAAAAAAGTAGTAGTCTTTGTTACATTGTAATTAGAACCACCATCTGTACTAAAGTTAAATTGAAATATTATATTACTTGTTGCTGATCTAACATTTATAAACTTAAATATATATTCATCATAAGTGTTATCTAAACCAGTAGTAAATGATATATTTGCAGATGAACTAGCTGTCTGTGTAGATAATAGTATTAATGTTCCACCACTAGCATTAGCAAAGGAAGTTACAGCACTTACTGAATCATTTGTAATTCCAGCAGGAAGTATAACTCCACCAGTTGTAATGTTGTTTGATAAACTTCTAGTTATGCTACCCATGAGCAATCTCCATTTTATTTAATACCATATAAATATATTACACCATCAAAGTTTCCAGTAGACATTTGGAATCTAACAGCATTAACTGCACTTGTTGTATTTCCATAACCTGCTGTATAATAATTAAAAGAATAATTATTAACTTGATAAATATTTGAACTGGCAATAAAATGTTTTACATACACAGTTGAACTTGGATTAAAAATTATAAGACTTCCACTTGCAGACTCATCAGCACCATTTCCTATTTCCATAGCGATTCTTTGAAAGTCTGTACTTTGTGCTAAGTCAAAATTAGTTTTATAACTTAAACTTGTATTAGTATCAGCTTCATCATGGTATGTTTCAAAAACAGTAGTTGTTTTAGTAACGTTGTAGTTACTTCCACCATCTGTACTCATGTTAAATGAAAAAGCTGCTTCATCAGTAGCTGGATTTATATTAACAAACACAAATTTATATGCTTTGTAAGTTGAAGTTAATCCTGAAGTAAAACTAATTGAAGCTGAATCAGAAGCAGTTTGAGAAGATATTAAAGTAATACCATCAGTAGCATTTGCAAGTACAGTTATTCCTGTAACTGAATCATTAGTAATAGCACCTGATGTAAATACTCCACCAGTAGTTATTTTGTTAGCTGCGTTTCTTGCTATTGCTCCCATTAAAAACCTCTTGGGTTTTTGATTTCTTTATATGAACGAAGTAAATGTAAAGCCATTATGATAACCTCAAATATCTTACTGTAATTTCTGCTAGATTTGCTGGTGCAGTAGCAAATGTTAAAGTTGTACCTGATATTGTATAGTCATCAGTTGGAACTAAAGTTAATCCATTAACCACAACTAAAATGTCTGCGACAGCTCTACCAGCATCTATTGTAATTGT